CGGCGGCACGCCCGCTAGAAGCGCCTTGGCAACTTCCTCGCTCGACATCTGACCGCCGAGCGCGAGCACAGGCTGACCCTGGTTCAGCGTGAGCTGGATGTTCATCCAGAGATCGCCTGGCGCTGGGAATTGCGATACGTAGAACATGGGGCGCATGACACACGGCCACGGCACACTCGCCATGTTCGCCATGCTGTGCGCAACGAGCGGTTCATGGCCGAGCTCAACAGCGCTAGTACTCAGGCCATTAGCTGCGGCAAACTCTCGCGCGAGCTTCACGGCAGTGGCCTGCTCCTTCACCAAGTCATCGCATCGCTTGATGCTGTCAAGCACCATGGCCCACGCTTCCTTGATGTCCGCGAGCGGCTTCTGACCAGCCGAAACGAGCGTCTTGAACGACGCTGCATCTTCGAGCTTCGCGAGCTGCTCTTGCGGGGTCAGATCTTTCTTGTCTTCTTTAGCCATGGCTTACCCTTCAAACGAAGGCAACGATTCCAGTTGCCGTGGTGCCAGTCTTGTAAAGCTTGGTGATTGGCAATACCAAGTCTGGGCCGTTAGCGGACAGCGGGATAACGATGCCTGTGCTGGTCACCGCACCCGTAGTCCCGATGTCAACCTTGACAACACCAGATACGGCGCAGCGCAGCGCGAGCGTGCCGTTCTTTAGGTTGGCATCAGTGCTGCTGATGTCCGGGATATAGCAATCCCTGTATTGCGGAGTGACGTAAACAGCGCTCATTGTTTTGCCGGGATCACTTGGATTGCTGGAGCAAAGCTGTACTCGAAGGCGTGGATAACTTCGGCCACTTCATCATCAGTAGCCCATGGGTAGAGCTCAACGAACTTCTCTGCGCCGTCTGCCGCACTGATGACTGCTCGACGCGGCGCCCGTTTACCTTGCGGCACGCTCACCACGAACGTTGGATAGCGGTACTGTTCGAACGGCCCAGTTGGTTCAGGCTCAAGCTTGCCGAAGTCTCGGAGCTTGCTTTTGAGCCAATCGATCATCGCGTTCCAAGCATCGTCTCGTCGTCCTGGCCATCGTCAACTGGCAAGTCAGCCTTAGGCTCTGGCTTGTCGCCATCGGTTGGCTGAGCAATGCCCGTCACTGGGTCAGGGGGCTGGCCCGGGTCCTCGCCTTCCTTCAGGATGACGCCGAACTTCTGACCCATCTGCACACGGTCAATCGGCCACTTCTGCTGCTCTAGCTCAGCAATGGCCTCAGCAAACACATTGAGCGTATCCGCATCAGACTTTAGGTCGACCTGTTGCTCCGCTGCGAATACAGGCGTTGGCGCTAGGTTAGCGTCACCGTAGTTGTAAACGGCATAAAGCTTGAACAGCTGGTCACGAATCGCTGAGGCGAGCTTCTTGCCGTCGCTCTCTGCGTAGTCGCTATCTTCCTCGCGGTGTGCCTTGGCTGCCGCGAATGAGCCCTGGCTAACCTGAGTGGTTAGGTTAGTGCCTCGAATCGCCAGCGTGATGTTTTGGTCACACTGGTTGATCAGACCCTGGAAGCCCTGCCAGCTCTTATCCTTGGCCTCGAGTAGCTCGACGTCCCAGAGCTGTCCGTCTGGACCTGACTGCTGTGGAAGCGCGAAAGCTGTTTCAGCGCCAAGCCGCTTGATGGCACCGAAGAATGCCGCCTTCTCGCGTGCGCCGGCTTGTGCAGGATACTTGACCTTTTTCTGCGGCAGGCCGTGGACCTCGCTGTAGCGAGCCCAGTCACGTAGTGCGTACTGGCGCACAATCCAAGGGATTGAGCAGCTCCGGACTGCACCGCGCAGCCAGCCACGGTATTGCCCGAATGGCGTGTACAGAAACCACTTGGGATCGTTCGCCATCACGTAGATGGGACCGTCCTCGGTGATTGCTACATACTGCCGTGAGCTGATGTCGTAGTAGATGAACGCTGGGTGCCAAACCTTTAGTGATGGCAACCAAAGGTCATCGCGGCTCGTCCAAAGGATCTCGCAAAGGCAGAAGCCCTCGCCGATCGTCCAGTTGAGTAGCTGCTCTAGAACCTGCTCAGGGAAGATGTCAGGCCAGAGCGCTTCAAGCTCTTTAGCGACGCGCTTTGCTTTGCGACCATCACCCGAGATGCTCGGGGTCATGGTCACTTCGCACTTGGTAACCGCCTTGATGCGCCCGTTTAGCGCGCTCTGCACGCGGTCATCAGCCTGCATGCCCTCGTAGAGCAGCGAGCTCGACGTGAACATGCCGTTGCTGTGCGCGGCGATAGCAGACTGAATCTGCGGAACCGACCAGCTCGGAATTGTGTTGACGGGGAGGTCAACGTACTCCGTAACTGGAGGCTTTGCGCCGATGGCGGCTTGCTTACCGCGCCCGTAACCGATAAGCTCTGCGCGGTACTCGCTGACGTGAAACGTGCGAGCCGGGTCTGAGAACGCCGTAACAGCGCGGTCTAGACGCCGAGCAATCCCGCGAACTGCGCCCTGTGCGCGCAGTCGTAGGTTTCTGATGCTTGTCTCAAGAGCCACACTTTACGACCAATCGATCTGAGTCTTTGGCATCACCGAGATAAGCGAGTCTAGGTAATCCGGGTCTATGCGCATGTGGCGCATGCCGTTGAATGCGCTAGCAAACGCATCAACCATGTCATCGTGTCTATCTTTGCCTGGCTGACCAGTAAAACCTGTTAGCTCGGCCAGGAACGCATCAACCCATGGCTCTGAAGCAGGAATCAGAACTCTGTTCGTGTTCCACTCAGCAGCGACGTACAATGCGCGGTCAAACTTGCCTACGCTTGCCTTGCGTACAATAAGCGGAATGCCAGCATCCCGTACGAACTCTGCACCGCCAAGCTCTGTAGCGGCAACGTCAGTTGAGCAGACAGCCGCTGGGTATCTAGCCATGAGCTCAGGGATTCGGTCTCTGAACTCTCGTGGCTCGACATGTAAGCGCAAAACCTCTAGTACGAAGATACGATCGCCTAGCCTGCCAAGTACAACTGCAGCGCTATAGTCCGCACTGGTTTTTGTACTTGATGCGAAGTCAAGCCCTATACAGACTTGCTCAAAGTGGCTAGGCGCAACCGTATAACGGTTGTCATCGCGCCCAATCTGCTTGGATAGGAAGCGACTGTCAGCATCTACGAACTGGCACTCAAACAGCTGTGAGAACAGCGTCTTGTTGCCAGCGGCAAGCTTCCAGCACTTCTCTAGGTCAACCGGGTAACCATCGGCTAACGCTCGATGGATCGATATCTCATGGCGGTTCCAGCCAAACCCAGGGTCAGCTGAGTGCCGCCAAACTTCCGCGAACTTGTTGCCTACGCCATTAGGCGTTGAGATGACGCGGCCCCGACCACCAAGCATGGTGACGGCCATTGCAGCATCCCAAACCTTTTCATCATCGGTTTCGTGGTAGGCGAACTCGTCTAGAACAACGTTGCCAGTGAACCCTCGGCCGCCCGAGCTCGGCAGCGCCAGAATGCGGCCACCCGAAGCAAACCGAATCTCCTCAGCACTGTTGCGCTTGAGTACGCACATACGTGAACCAAGGCTCTGGAGCACATCGGCATGCAGCCGAGCCTTGTCCAGTACCTCTTTGCTCTCGCGCTCGCCCTTGCTAAGTATCGTGGTTGTCTCGCCGTGGAATGCGCTCCACAGCACGCCAAGGCCAGCGCTTGTGTTGCTCAGCCCAATCTGTCGAGCCTTGTTGCTAATCGCGTAATCACTCGCGTCTAGCAACCACTCAAGCTGAAACTTGTGGAACGTTGAGGACCAGGCCTCAAGCGCTGCTATCTCGCCCGCTGGTAGTATCCGGTAAGGCGCCAGCAGATCCATCGCCGACCTTTGCGGCGTGTTCGCCGAACTTTTCGCGCACCAATCGCGCTGCCTCTTCAGGCGAGGCAACCCCTGCTACTCGAGCGTCAATCTCACGCTTCTCTGGAGCGTCAAGGCCCAGCAGCTTCGCGCGCCGCTCCTCGAGCTTGACTATGCGGTCAATTGCCTTGAGCTTAATCTCTTCCAAACGCGACAACTCCTCGGCAATCTCTGCCGAGTCAATGTCATCGCCGACGTCTAACCCGTTGCTCTTGCTCTCCAGGATGCCATCAGCCACCACCATCGCCTTATCCAGGCGCTTGAGCTGCAGCTTGCGTTCCGTCGCTGCGTCGCGTGCTACATCCTCACGCACATCAGAGAGCGCAGCTTGCACATCCGCATGCGCCTGCCCAACGCTTATGCTGAGCTTCTGCGCAATCTCCTTGAAGGTGTGACCCTTTACCCGGAGCTTAAGCGCGTCGCCTTGGCGGAGCTCAATGGCCGTATCGTCAGCCACTGTATACGCGCGTTTCTCTGTATTCAGTGAACGTTCAGTCACTTTTGCTATTCAGCGTTCAGCCATGATTCGAATCTTGCCGAACATCAGGTGATCGTTCCAGAGTCCTGGGCCTAGGCAGCAGCGTAACCAGTCCAGTAACATATCTGGCTTGCAAACGGTTACAGCGCGCCAGTTGGGGTCTGAATCATGCCGCTTATACGGCAGAGTTGCCCAGCGCATCTTTTTTGCCTGCTATGACCGGCTAGCGGTTACGCTCTAAAGACTTGACAGGCTTGAGTGCTCTTGTCGGCCTTTAGGTGACTGGAATTGCCTTCCAATCCTCGGCCATCTCCGTTCGGATCTCTGGCGGGCCCATCGGCCTCGGAAGATGGGTTTTCTCCCTCGGGTGGGCCCCAGATAAGTTAGAAACCGCAAAGCCAACTACTGGCTCTAACTGCGCTATTCTGGGTGGGCCTTGAACCACTTGAGGGCCTTGGCCCGGAACGCGAGGTGGCTGTCTCGGAGTGCTTCAAGCTTGCGGTTGGTTTCGTCAATGTCTGCGCGGAGTTGGCCAATGTCGGCGTCGCGCGATTCGATGTCGGTGCGCTGGTAGATGAGCAGCGCCTTCGGGTT